ATTTTATTGAGGATGCTAAAAAGCGAATGGTAGAATACCACGAACGGCTCGAAGCTGAACAGGAAGCAGCCGAAGCGAAACTAATAGCCGAAGCCGCGCAAAGCATGAAGGAAGCCGAAGCGGTTAGTGATGTAATCGCAGCGTTTACCGATAAGCTATACGCCACAACGGTAGAAAACAACCAAACGAAAAACATACGCAGCACGATTAAGGCGCGAACCGTTGGCGATGTGGACTGGTTGAAGGTGCTTTCGGTTCAATTTGCATCTAACAACCTAAAGCGCGAAGATTTACTAAACGGCTTGCCCAAAGCAATGAAGGAGTTAGGCGTTGATAGCATCGAAGGTATTGAGCTTTACGAACATAAAACGCAAGTAATCCGATGAGAATAGACGATAACACCGCAATAGTCGAAGATAGCTTCGGTAATGGCATAATCGTACGCCGTGGGGGTAACACCCTGCGGCTATCGATTCGGCTTGCAAGTCAAAAAAACGAGCGTCAAATTGGAACGATAGATATGCCAACGCGAACGCTAACCATAACACGCAAACGCTCAAAGCACTTGTTAAACAAGGGCAACGCATACGGCTTAAATCATAAGTTAATCGCTGACGCTACGCGCTTCGATACCGTGCGCATCGTTGACGATTACGCAAGCTGGAGCGTACCGCGTGACTACATACTCGAAAACGGCAAATTTCTTTTATTTGCAAAGCAAGGTTTCGAGCTTCAGATATTTATTTCACTTGACCAAATAGAACAATTTAAACAATGAAAAAGCAGACAGCAGTTGAGTGGTTAGAGCAAGAGCTAAGAAAACCTCTATTTTTAAATGTACGTGATGCTTTTATAACAGCCAAAGCAATGGAAAAGGAGCAGATAGTTGATGCTTATGACAATGGTGCTGAAGAATGGACTCCAATCGAATATTCAGATGGGCAACAATACTACAACGAAACGTTTAACCAATAAAACCCAAAACATGGAACTATATGATTTATATCACCATTGCTTAAATGATAGCGATAAAAGGTACTTAGCATATTTGCTAAAAAAAGAAAAAGTAAAAGCAACAAATGAACTATTAATTCATGACTGGGTTAAAACAGTAAACGCCTCAACGCGTCTTATAAATGTAATCAGAGCTTGTTATGATAATAATGTTTTTCCTTCTCAAATTACTAAGGAAATGTTTTTAAGTAAACACAATGTAGGGGTTAGTACGTGGATAGAATTTGAAGATTTAAGGGGCGATAATATATGACACGCGACGAATACATTAAACACCCAGCCACAAGCGCAAGCCGTATAAAACGATTTTACACGGGCGACATAAGCTACGCGCAAAAGGCTCTAACCGAGGGCGCGGCGTTTCATTTTGATTTACTTGAGCAACCTTATGAGCTTATGCCACCAAACACGCAAAACGTTTATAATGCCATTCATTCGGTTGAAATGTTAGGCGAACTATTCGACAAATCAGAACACGAATACATTACCCTAAACACGGTAACAGTTGGCGGCATAACGATAGAAGGCAAAGGAATGATGGACTTGTGTTGGCTTGAGCGCGGTATTATTGCCGACGTTAAAACAACGAGCGCAAAGAATATAAAAGCCTTCGCCGCCGATATGGTAGCACATTGCAACCACGTTCAGGCGGTTTGGTATTCGCTTTTAATGGGTTTCGACCCTCGGCAATTTTACTATATCGGAGTACCGCCAAAGGTTAAAAAGTCGGGTAAGTTTAGCGACCTCTATTTGTATCGCCATAACGAAGATGAAATCGCAAGCGCAACGGATTTAATCATTAACTACCTGAACCATGAAGGAACGTGTTAAGCAAACGAAATTTGATTACCTAAAGCTAATTAGTCAACTCGATAGCCTTATTAAATGGATGCCTGAAACGGGTGTGGGGTATCAAAAAAAGTTAACTAAGTGTGCCGAATTTTGGTGGTTGTATAAAGGAACGATACCAGCTAATACGATTGCAATACTTTTAAAAGTTCAAAAAACTGATTTAATAAACTTACTCAATGCGCAAATCATCGAAAGAGGCACTTACATACGCTAACGACCTTGGCGACCTAACAGAGTTTATAGGACACACTTACAAAAATGTAGCCGCCTACCTTTTATCGTGTGGCTTCGAATACTTAGAATGCTGTTTTAAATATCGTAAGGTGTTTAACGACCACGAAAACAATCGAAGCATATTGATAGACCTTTACGACGAAACAACCGATTTAAAGGGGCGCGTTGAGTATATGATAGTTTGTAATAATATTTACAAGCGATGAAAAGCCGCCCGTTACGCGAAAGCGATATTTATACTGCCATTGCACGTTATATGAGCCTAAAACATCCCGAAATACTTTTTAGGTTTGACTTTAGCGCAGGAACTAAAATGAGTATGGGGCAAGCAAGGGTACATAAAAGCATGAACCCGCAAAGAGGATACCCCGATTTATTTATCGCCGCGCCGCGTGGAAACTTTAGCGGTTTATTCATTGAAATCAAAAAAGGCGATTTTAAGCCGTTTAAGCGCGATGGAACGCTAAAGCAAGATGAACACCTTACCGAACAATTTGAAGTCCTTACGCGGCTTAAAAACGCAGGTTTCGAGGCATTGTTTTGTTCGGGGTTAGATGAGTGCATCGAAACGATTGAAAAGTATTTGAATCAATAATTTTGTATATTTGAATGTTCGGACGTGAGAACCCGAATGAACTAAAAACATTTGAAGCCCTTTGAGGGCTGCGAGGCAAAGAGTAATATCTGAGCCGTTCTCACCGCAGCCATCAAAGGGTATTTTTTTTATGAAAGATTCAATGGTAATTTACCGCTCATTTTATGAAGCCTTAAACGGCATTCCTGAACAAAGCCGTATTGAGGTTTGGGCGGCAATATGCGAACTCGGTTTTAATGGGGTTGAGGTTGAATTGAACGGATTAAGTAAAACTATTTTTATGCTTATTAAGCCTCAAATCGAAGCAAATAATAGAAAGGCAATAGCTGGTAAAAATAATGGGTATTTAGGGGCTGAACACGGAAAAAAAGGCGGTAGACCACGAAGCGAAAAACCCCCAACAAAACCCACTAAAAACCCCCAAGAAACCCCCAAGAAACCCTCTAATGTAAATGTAAATGTAAATGCTAATGTAAATGAGAATGTTAATGTAAATGCAAATGCTAACTTTAAAAAGTGGAGCGAGCAAGATTTAATTGAAGCTATGACACCGTATAAGGATAGATACCCTAAAGAACTTTTAAACGCTTTCTTTAACTATTGGACTGAGCCGCTCGCAAACGGTAAAATACGTTTGACCTCGCAAGACGCTTGGGATACTGGGAGAAGGTTGGTAACATGGAAAAAACGCGACACCGATAAACAACCTAAAACCTCAACAATAACACGCGCCTCGATGGGGTTAAAGATGCAATGAGAAAAAATATTTTTAAAATAATTAAGAAAAAGTTTGCAGAATCAAAAAAGAGTTGTATGTTTGCTGCATCAAACTCTTAAACACTTACACACTTAAAAATTTAAACCATGACAACAGAAAATTTAACAATCGAAAAGTTAGAGAGAACGTCTAAAAATTGGGATAGACAAACCAAAGAAATACTTCTGTACCTAAAAGGTAGCGGAGATATGTTTGGTGGCTCAACTCAATTTCTACACATTACCCTGCACGGGGATAACTCGTTAACGCCCACTGGAACTATAACCGTCAATGGTTTAGCTAAGGCAATTTATAACATTGCGAGAGGAGAAAACGGCGGCAACTATCAAATCTTGTCTTACTACAAAGGCGCAAACGGTTCAACAGACACCCGTTCTATTGAACATACTTACAGAATAAAAATTGATGGTAAGTGCGGGGGCTGCGAAGAGGCTCTATGCTCTATTTTAAATGCTGAAAAAGATTGGCTAATTAAAAACTAAACTCAATCGGGCGGCTAATCACCGCCCAACTTTTAAACCTTTAAACACTCAAAATATGCTTTACGTTAGAACACCATTGCACGGAAATGAATACAAGGTATGCGACGAAATTACCGACGAAGTAGTCGCAATATTCTTTAACCAGCAAGACGCAATTGATTACGTCAACTGGAAAACAAATAAGCAACAAATATTTTAGGAGGCTAAGGACCGCCCAACTTTTATACGTTTAATGCTTTAAATTATGGAACGCAAAACAGTTAAAACAGAATTTGAAATAACAACAACATCAGAGGGTAAAATATTTGCAAAAATTGGCGATATAATAATTATTTCAAACCGCGATTCAGAGCATTACAATGTACATAAAGTGAATGATACTAAAATATTTTCGCGGTGGATGCGTAAAGGATGGATTAACGCAAAATGTAAATAAATGAAACCACTACCAAAAATCGAGCAGGCTTTAATATTTCTTTGCCTAAACGCGGACGAAAATTATAAAGAGATAATTCCGCAACTCGGCGAACATCTGTTTCAAGATGCCACCGCGCTAAGTTGTTTTAAACTCATTAAGGCAATCATAAAAGACCAAAAGCAACCGACGCTCCTAACCATTGCACAATATAACAAAAACGAAAAAAGCCTAACCCCTCAAAACATTTCAGAGCTTGCAAGCTGGGGCAATGAGTTATCGTATAACGAACCCGTTAACGATTACATCGCAATACTAAAAGACGAACACATTAAGCGCTCCGTTAGTTCAATAATAACCGAGCAAGCGTTAGGAATAGGAACGATGCGTAGCGGGGTTGAAACGGCAACCGAAATAATAAAACGCCTTAACTCTTTAATCGAGGACGGTAGCCCAACGGATAACATCATAAACATGGCGCAACTATCCGACGAAGAAAGGCAGGCATATTACCGCCGCGCCGCTTTTTTTCAGTCGGGGCAAACCAGCGGATTAAACACAGGCTTAAGCGCCTTAAATCGTTTTACGGGTGGCTTTCACCCCGAGCTTATAATCTTAGCGGGTCGCCCGTCGATGGGTAAAACAGCCCTCGCACTATTTCACGCGGTGCAATTTGGCGAAGCGGGTGTTTATTTTAATCTCGAAATGAATCGCAGCCAGTTAGCACAGCGCCTTATTTTGCAGCACGGCGAAAGCTTAATAAACAGCGCGCGCCTGCGCGATGGTAATCTAACGCAACCCGAGTTACACGCATTCGAGCAATCTATAGGTAAAACCGAACAATTGCCTATTTTGATTTACGACAAAGCGCGTTGCGGTGTACATGAAGCGGTTAGGATATTGCGCCGCGAGGTGCGTAAAAATCGGTGTAAGTGGGCTATAATCGATTATTTGCAGTTAATGACTATTGAGGGCTTTAAAGGCGGTAATCGCGAGGCTGAGGTGGCTGAGATAAGCCGAACGCTAAAAGCCGCGCAAAAGGAGTTAAACATACCGATTATCGCACTTGCGCAGTTGAGCAGGCAAGTTGAACAACGCGCCGACAAACGCCCGATTCTTTCAGACCTTCGCGAATCAGGTAGCATAGAACAAGATGCCGATACCGTTATGTTTGTTTGGCGACCTTCATACTACGCGCTTACTGAAGATAACGGCACGCCATACACGAACGACGTTTTTTATTTATTCGAAAAGCATCGGCAAGGCTCAACGGGTGAGGTAAGGTTTAAGCACAATGAAACGCTAACGCATTTTAGCGATAACGGCGGTAATACGGGCAGCACTTTTTTACCAGTTAAGGAAACTGCAATAATACCTAACGAAACATTTGATTATACGCCGTTTTAATGACTACCGAGGAACGAATAATCGATTACATGACAAACTATGAACCCGAGCAAGGCGAATTTAAAGAAGGCGTTACGCATTACACCGACACCCTTAAAACACATCGAAGTTATGCAGCGCAATTAATCAGCGCGCAACGCACCTCGATAGCCTACCGATTGTATTTAAACCGCTCGCTCGATTGGCTAAAGCTGCTAAAAAAACACGGCATTAATTTGCAAAACATAATCAAAAATTGAGTATATTTGCAGCAATGGAAGCAACATCGAAACCGATTTCGAAGCGTGGCGGTCGCCGTGAGGGTGCTGGTAGGTCAAAGCAATACG